CTCTTCTGCGAAGAACACTCGCAACCGCGTAGAATTAGTTCTACCGGATTGGCGCTAATTAGGGCCCTAAAGAGTGTCAACTGTTACTATTTATTGAGTTACACTTACGAGAGTGTCACTAATTAGTTACAGGTGTAACTCTTTTGGCTAGATGCACCGAGCAGACGGCCTCGGGCTCGCGGTGCCAACAGTTTGCGATGAAGGGGTGGACTGTCTGCGCGGGGCACGCTCGGGGCCATAAGCCGAGTAATCCTTCGGTAGGTGAAGGATTACGCGACTTTTATCCTTCGGTAGGTGAAGGATTACCGGGAGTCGCCACCATCCCGCGGCCCGTTGGGCGACCTCGCACCCGGCCGGTGCCGGTGGCGTATGACTTTGCGGCCGATGCCCTCGGGTGGCTCGGGGCCTCGCCGCGGTATGACCTCCGCACCTTCCGCCGATTCTGTGGTGTGCTCGCGCTTGAGGATGGCCGAGACATGGAGGTTGAACCGTTTCAGGTGGTCATGTTGCGCGACCACTTCGGCGGTGCACTCGAATGCCTAATAATCATCCCGAAGAAGAACGGGAAGTCCACACTACTCGCGGCCCTGGCGCTATTCCACCTGTGTGTCACCCCCGACGCCGAGTGTGTCATCGGTGCGGCCTCACGTGACCAAGCCACCATCCTGTATGACCAAGCGGCGGGGTTTGTGCGGCGGTGCCCTGCACTGGCCGCACGGGTGGATGTCAAGCGGGGTTACCGTGAGATTCGGTCACGTAGGGACAGTGGGCGCATCCGGGTATTGGCCGCCGACGTTGACACGGCCGATGGTGTCATCCCGACACTGGCGCTAGTGGACGAGCTACACCGACACAAGAGCGCCGGTCTGTATGGCATCTTCCGGGACGGGCTCGGGCCGAGGTCCGGGCAGATGGTCACTATTAGTACGGCGGGTGAACATGAAGTGTCACCGCTCGGCACCATGCGGCTGGCGGCACTGGCGCTGCCATATCAGGAACGAGACGGTGCACACCTTCGATGTGCGAGCGATGATGACACCTATGTCATGCACGAGTGGGCGTTGGGCCGGGATGATGACCGCGATGACATGGTGATTGTCAAGACTGCCAACCCTGCATCGTGGCAGACACTCGCTGCACTGAAACACCGGCACGACTCACCTTCGATGCTCGATTGGCAGTGGGCCCGGTTCGCGTGTGGTGTGTGGGTGGCGGCCGAAGAGTGGTGGGTGTCGGGTGAAGAGTGGGCACACCTTCGGACGCACGAGCGGTTAGATGACGGTGACATGATTACGCTCGGGTTCGATGGTGCTCGCACGGGTGACGCCACCGCGTTGGTCGGGTGCCGACTGAGTGACGGCCTCTTACAGTTACTCGCCGTGTGGGAGGCACCCGATGACGGCCGACCGTGGGAAGTGTCAACCGATGAGGTCGATGTGGCGCTGTATGAGGCAATGGAGACTTACCGTGTGGTGAGAGGTTATTTCGATCCGCCGCTGTGGCGCACCGAGATAGAGAGTTGGGCGCGAGAGTATGGTGAACTGTCGGTGCGTAAGTTCGACACCACCAAGGTGAGGATGGTCGGTGCCGTCGAAAGGTTCCGCACCGATGTCACTGCACGCACACTCAAATACAACGTCAGTGACGTACTCACCCGGCACGTACTCAACGCACAGGTGAAGGAAGCTCGGGGTGGCGGTTACTGGTTGGGTAAGGATCGGCCGGGGTCACAGAACAGAATTGACGCGGCCATCGCGGCAGTGTTGGCATATGAGGCCCGAGCCGATGCGCTCGCGGCAGGTGAGGCCATGCCGCGGTCGAGGGTGCCTAACTCATGGTGACAGTGACGGCGCGTGAACACTGCACCCGCATTGTCGCCAGTGTGCTCTATGTGTCGGCAAATTTTGAGTGGGAGCGGGCCCGGGAGTTAGCAGGCCCCACGGTGGACGCCATCGAGCGGGTCTATGGCGTAGATGGCGCTGTGGCCTCACAGGAGCGGCCCTACGGCCCTCCGAGGCCCGACCCCTGCCCGGATGCCTCCGAGCCTAGCGGCCCCCGTAGCGGGGCTTAGAATCGGTCACTACTTCGGCGCGGTTTGACACTGTGCCTTACACTGTGCACACATGAGTGTGACCACACCCCCGGGTTACACAGATGTCTCAGTCGAGGGCGGTGGTGTACGCACCCCCGAAGAATGGCGGGACGTACTACTCACCGCTCTCGGTTATCGCATAAGTGACATCATCAAGTGTGATGCCTACTACCGCGGCGATCACCGGATGGCATTCACTACCTCACAATTCCGTGAGGTCTTTGGTTCACTGTTCAGTTCCTTCGCGGACAATTGGTGTGACCTCGTGGTGGATGCCGCGGCCGAACGGTTACGTGTCGAGGGGTTCCGCTTCGGTGACGAACCGGCCGACGATGCCGCGTGGGAGATATGGCAACGTAACGGGCTCGATGCCGAAAGTGACATGGCACATGTCGATGCGATCAAGCTCGGATGTGTATATGCACTCGTCGGGCCCGATGATGCAGGTAAGGCCGCTATCCAAGTCGAGGCCGCGGATAAGGCAGTGGTGGCTATTGATCCGGCTCGTGGCCGTCACCGGCTCGCGGGCCTGCGTAGCTGGGTGGATGAGTGGGGAGTGCAACATTGCATTGTCTACCTGCCCGACAGTATTACGTGGTACACCAAAGCGAGTGCCAATGCACCGTGGCAGGAAGAGTTACCCACTACTGCCAACCCGCTCGGCGTTGTGCCGCTTATCCCGTTGCCGAACGCACCGACACTGACTGACAGGCTCGGCCGTAGTGACATCCTCCGGGTGATCCCACTACAGAACGCAGTGAACAAACTGTGCGGTGACATGATCGTGGCAAGTGAGTTTGCGGCCTACCCGCAGCGGTGGGCTACGGGTATTGACATACCGACCAACCCTGACACCGGCGAGAAGATGACGGCACAGTTCCTCGGTGGCGCTGACAGGGTGTGGACAGTGCCCGCGGCCGATGCCAAGTTCGGGAACTTCAATGTCAGTGACCTCGGCATTTATGTGCGTGCCGTCGAGATGCTGATACAGCATGTGGCCGCACAGACACGCACACCGCCACATTACCTACTCGGGCAGTCGGGTGCATTCCCTTCGGGTGAGTCACTGAAAGCCACCGAGACAGGGCTAGTGGCAAAGGTCAGACGTAAGATGCTGTCATTCGGTGAAGGGTGGGAAGAGGCAATGCGGCTAGCGTTCACCATCGAGGGTGAACGAGATAAGGCCGCGATGGTTGACGCCGAGGTCATATGGGGTAACCCCGAGTCACGGATGATTGGTCAGACCGTCGATGCGGCAGTGAAGTTGCAGAGTCTCGGTGTGCCACGTCCCGCGCTGTGGGAATTCACTGGCGCGAGTCCGCAACAGATTGCCCGGTGGAAGGTTGACGGTAACCCGGAGTCGGGCGGCCCGACTACTGTACGCGAATCTGTCACTGTCGCGGCGACCCCGGAGCAGGCGGCACAGATGCACGCGGGCGAGCCGGTGACCGCACCCGGTCCCGAGACACTTACAGGAAACTCATCGCAGGGCGGGTGAGTGGTATGACACAATCGTGACCATGACTGAAACTGACGACAAACCCTCGGGCGGCGCGAAGCCACCGGGGGCCGAGCCCGGTAGTGGTGCGACACCACCCGGGGGTACCCCTGACGGTGCGACACCAAAGGGTGAAGAGGGCAATAAGCCCGACACGCCACTCGGTGACGGTGGAATCGCAGCATTGGAAAAGGAACGTGACGCACGGCGCGAGGCCGAGCGGATCGTTGCCCAAATGCGTGACAGGGTTACTGAGTTAGAGGATGCCGGGAAGTCCGAGCTTGACCGTGCCACTAGCGCACTCAAGCGTGCAACGGATGACCTATCGAAGTCAGGTGCACGGATCACCGAACTAGAGGGTGAACTATCCAAGCGTGACCTTGACGCTGTGAAGCTCAAGATTGCGGAAGAGGAAGGGTTACCCCCATCGGTGGCAAAGCGTTTGACAGGTAAGGATGCCCGAGAGCTTCGGGCCGATGCCAAGTCACTCAAGGATGAATTGAACGCGGGCACCCCCGCGAATGCAATCGGCATTGGTCGTGGCGGTACGGCGAGTGGTAATCGGCGTGTGGATATGAATACGCTCATACGTGAGGCCGCCGGTCGCTAGTTAGCTCGCGCGATGCACTGACACGCCGGGTGGGCTCACCTTCACCCTTGAAAGGTGACTTACCCAAATGCCGTATGGAAACATTATTAGTCGTGCCGATGCCGCCGCCCTCATCCCCGAGGATGTGGCGAGTGACATCATCAAGCGGCTGCCCGAGCAGAGCGCGGCACTCACTCTGTTTCGGCGCGTCACCATGTCACGTGCGCAACAGCGCATGCCGGTCATGGCGGCCCTCCCGGTTGCCTACTTTGTCAACGGTGACACCGGGCTCAAGGAAACGTCCGAGGCCGGGTGGACGAACAAGTACCTAAACGTCGAGGAAGTGGCAGTCATCGTGCCGGTGCCGGAAGCGGTACTCGATGACGCCGCCTTTGACATATGGACGGAGACTCGGCCGTTCATCATCGAGGCCATCGGCCGCACTGTTGACGCCGCGATTTTCTTCGGTGTCAATAAGCCCGCCACCTGGCCGGATGACATCGTGGCGTCGGCGGTGGCGTCGGGCAACACTGTCACCGCGGGCACCAATGACGCGGCGGCAGGTGGCACATACGGTGACATCTCCGCGGCATTCGCCACCGTTGAGTCTGACGGTTACGATGTCAACGGAGTGGTGGCCTCCCGAAAGTACAAAGGGCTACTGCGTAATGCACGGTCAACCACGGGTGAGCTACTGACCGACGCACCCGACACCGAGGTCACGGTCAATCAGGCTTACGGTGTCACCATCCAATACCCGATGCGCGGCCTGTGGCCGACAGGTGCCGGTGCCGCCGAGATGGTGGTGGGTGACTTCTCGGAGGGCATTCTGGGTGTACGTCAGGACATCACCTGGAAGCTGCTTGACCAAGCCGTCATCCAAGATGGCACAGGTGCCATCCAATACAACCTGGCACAGCAAGATGCCGTCGCCATGCGTGTGGTGTTCCGGTGTGCATTCGAGGTTGCCGGTACACCGACACCCGAGGCCGTCGCGGGAGCGTACCCCTTCGGGGTGGTGGCTGGCGCATGAAAGAGTCACCGGGTAGTTTCGACACAACCGAGGCCGTCAACATCACCACTACGGTCGAAGAGGCCGACGAGGTTGGGTACCTCGGGGTGAGCTTCGATGATGGTGACTACACGGTGGAGGGCGTCACCGGACACAAGCAGACGGCCAAGTCACAGCAAAAGCCACCGACACCTATCCCCACTGCAAAGGCCGAAAAGGCCGAGCCCGACACACACAAGTCGCGAAGGGGTGAGTGACAGGTGAGCTTTCGTCATGCCGAGGGTGCACCGCCTGACACTGAATCGTGGGCCGATGCCGTGACACATGGCTACTTCGGGGAGCGGGTCGATCCGCTCCCCGATGAGATTTACAACGTCGAGGGTGGTGACGCATTCCCGGGTCCGTTGACAGGTTCGGTTACGCCTAGCCGTGGGCCCGCTGGTACTCCCGTGGTGATAACGGGTAAGAACCTGGCTGTGACCACTGCCGTCAAATGGTTTGACGGTGGTGATCCGGCCTCGGAAGCGGGAGCGCCACCGTTCACTGTTGAGAGTGACGCACAGGTGACGACGACAGCGGCGGCGGTTGCGAACCTCGGTACCGGCACTGTCGGGTGTTACGACGCGGACGGGGTAGGTAACACTGTGCCGTTCACTTACGAGACACCGCCGCCAACACCACTGACCCTCACTAGCGCCGCCCCTGCGAGCGGGCCCATTGCAGGTGGCACGGTTGTCACCCTAGTGGGTACTGGCTTTCAAACTCCGGGGTGGCATGTGGATGATGTCACGTTTGCCGGAATGTCGGCGGCCAGTTACACGGTGGACAGTGACACTCAAATCACTGCCACTACTAGCAGCGTTGCGACGGCCATTGTCGATGCGGTCACCGTTGCCCGGATGGATGACGCCGATGTGCAGTGGGAAGATGCACAGACTCCGTGGGAGTACACGGCGGCGTAATGACACCGACACCGGAGGAAATTGTCGCTAGTGAGTCACGGGCTCGCTTGTGGCAACGGCAAAGGGCTCGGAGGGTGCACTTCCAGAGTGCGCTTTGGCAGTCACTCTCCGGGTCACCGTCTGCCCTACGTGCACTCAATAGGCGGTGGCAACCGCTCACCGATTACCTCAATGAGCGTAACCAACCGACAGTGAGCAGTGAGGAAGAGATAGACCCGCTCGGGATTAGCGACACCACCAACGTGGGTGAGTGACGTGAATTACAACCCACCCGTGTCACAGTCTGAGCCCGAGCTTCGGTGCACGGTGGCCGAAGTCGCCGCGCACATCCGGGCCCGGACCAAGGACAATAACGGTAACGAGGTCGGTACCTTCACCGACAGTACCCGGCCCACCGAGTCACAGTGTGAAGAGGCCATCACCGCGGCGGTGCGGTTCATTCACTCTCGGGTGGGTTACGTGGGCGAGGGGTGCGCCGAGCTTGCACGCGAGGCCGTGTCACTCGGGGCCGCGGCCGACATCGAGCGGTCTTACTTTCCCGAGCAGTCACGCAGTGACCGCAGTGTCTACACCTTCCTACGTGACGAGCGTGACGCTGCACTAGAGGGATTGGTTGCGTGTGTCGAGGGTGAGCTACCGAGTAGTGACACCGAGAGTGAGTATGGCGGGCCGGGGTATGACCACGGCACGCTCAATGCCATATCGGGTGTCGTGCATGACCATTACACCGGGCAGGCGTGGCCGCCACTACCGCCACCCCCGGGGCCCGAGTTGATACCGACGCCGGTC